GCAACTCTTTCTTCCGTATGCAATGGCAAAAAACGGACAGACATTATTCGAGCAGATAACCGACTCTGGGCTTTTGCTTGGAGAAGAAAAATAACCATGCACCCAGATCAATTCATTCAGGAGAAGGTAAATGAACTTTTTAGCCGAGAAGACTCTCAAACCTATATTATTACACAAGCTCTTGTGAAAGAACTTCTCGCCTCCGCCATACACTACGGTGAGCAGAGGATGGTGGAGAAGATGAAGGGACATGTCGAAGAAATAGAAAGTTCTTACCATTTTGACGGTACGATTTCACGCTCCGAAGTCCTCGCTTTACTCACATCAAACTTAACTAAGGGGAAATAATAAAATGAACAAAAAAATAAAAGAACTTGAAATGAGAATTGAGAGACTTGAAGAAGGACAAAAAAATCCTGCTCCAGTGATAATCAATGTTCCTTCATTGCCGCCTTATCCATACCTACAAACTACTCAAAATCCGAATCTTCATTACCACAATGATATACCTTGTTATATAAATCCCTGCGGGCGGTGCTAACCCAACCCAATACTATGAAAACAAAGAAATTAGGTGACACAGAATTTGAAAAGAAATTCACCGAACTCACTGGGGCGACTTTTGTGGATGTAACACCAAAATCCCCCGAAGAACTCCAATCACAAGCAGATGCTGTTGATGAGGGGAAGAAAAGTGCATGGGAGCGTCGTTACTGGGATAAATATGCCAATTTAGCGACTCACCCGTTAGCAAATGGTTTAAAAGATTTTATTGAAAAAGAACGCCTCCTAGCCGCAGCAGAAGAGAGGGAGAAGCATCCAGAGATCGTAATCTGCTCCGCTGTAGCCGCAACTGATGGCACGATCGTCCGAGGACACCGCCATCACGATGCCATCCGCACACTTTCGCAAATCCCAGGTAAGACATATAGCTACGGAAAAGGAGACACACAGGGCTTCGTAACATCAAAGGGGAGGTACGTAACACGAAAAAAAGGATATGAGATACAGCGTGCCGCTGGCGTAAAATCCAGGCTACAAGGAAGCGAGCACGCCTCAGAAGCGTACTTGAATGGAGAGCTTTATTCAGAAGACCTTTACTAAAATGGAAACATCAAAAAACTCTTGGATTCCCAATCAAAGACAAAACGTCATAGACATGGCAACCAAGTACCCCACTCAGGTGACGAATGCGATTGACTGTGCGTATCTGGCGGGAGTGGCGGCAGGGAGAAAGAATGAGAGGGAGTTGGTGGTGCGGGAGATTGGGGAGAAGGTTAGAGAATTAAGAGTATTCCGTGACCCTGCTGATATTGCAAAAGGTTACGAAATGTCAGATACAGCCTCTTGCTACAACCAGGGAGTGAACGATTCCCTCGAAATTATCAACAGCTTCACTAAGGAAACAAAATGACCCCACTACTCAATCTTATCGCAGAGCAGGAAGAGAGATTTCGCAAGAAATTTTTCTGTAAATTACCAGATTGTTGCAATGGAGAAAAAATGTCTGATTTCTATACCGTAAAACAGATTCAATCCTTCCATCGTTCTTCTCTCATCGCCATACTGGAAGAACAAATCTCCTATTACCAGACGGTCGTAGATAATTTGAAAAAGAAATGACCCTCCTTTCCCTCATAGCAGAGCAGGAGGCATACAGAATTTCAAACTATGTTGACGGCCCTAGAGTCAACAGCGTAGTCCGTGAATCCATCATCGCAATACTGGAAGGGGAGATTGAGCGGATGATGTCGCAAAAAAAGAAGGAGGCATTTTACATAAAATTTCATCTCGACCAACAAATCTCCTACTACCAGACGGTGGTGGATAACTTGAAAAAGAAATGACAAACAAACTCAAAGAAGTAAGAGAAGCGATCATTGCGGCTGTACCAGGGATTATGAAGCTGGAGTTTGGGTGTGAGGTGAAAACGACACAGCGTGGAATGGGAAAAATGTTTTATCTTGGGCACTATGATGGTCCTGGCCATAATTGGCTCGCTGTTTATCCTGAAAAATGGAGTCCTGTTCTGGAACGGCCGATGTATAGCTTTGGTTGGGAAAAGGGGTGTGTAATGGATTGGGAAATCCTCGGCCGCAAGATAGGGATTGCGGATGTCATGAGAGCGCTATCCGAAAAGAAGTTTTTAGAACATCCCGATGGAGGTCGTTTTGTGGCCAGAAATTTCTATATGAACGCTGAAGGTCAATGCACGACTGATACAGGCCTAGTTCTTTGTTCATGGAACCTCTCTACCGACGATCTCTCTGCTCAGAGTGAAGAATGCGTCGCCTTTATTCATTCAATTTTGTGCAAATGAACCTCCAACTCGACGAAAAAGAAGTAACGGAACTGTATCAAAAATGGCAAGAGAGCAGTGCTAACTTTTGGATGATAGCGGAGTATCTAATGACTCAATTACAAGAACAATATTTTAAGAAATGAAACTAGAAATCCACGATATTAGAACTAGAAAAGGAATCAACGATGGTTGGGTAGCTTGGGTCGATTTCTCTCACAAGCAAGCTTTCGGCAAAACCGAGGGCCAAGCGATTGATAAACTAGTAAAAGAGCTTCACTTAAAAATCTCACAACCTCATAGTAAAAATTAACATGAAAAATCCCCCAATCTGTGAGTGTGGAGAGGAGATGAAGGAGAAAGGAGGAATCTGGGATTTTCAATTTGAAATAAGGAAATTAAATCGTATTTACCAATGCCCGAAGTGTAAGGAAATAAAAATTGTATGAAAAGAGAAATAAAATTCAGAGCGTGGTGCAAAACTCATTCGATGATGGTGGAAGTTGGAGCTTGCTTCTTTGAAACTGGAAGTGTTAAGGGGATTTTTGGAAAAGGAAGTGAGATTTTCATGGCGAAGCCAAATGTGATTCTTGTGCAATTCACTGGCCTCAAAGACCGAAAAGAAAAAGAAATCTATGAAGGTGATATCGTTCAGTCATACTACGATAAAGTAGATAAGATTCCTACCAAACCAACTGATTTTCCGATGGGGAAAAGAGGAAGACCTTTCGCTGTTGAGATAGAAGCATTCGGAGACAGCGTGACTATCAAAGGTCGTATAAAGAATGAATGTTCCAGTTTGATTTCCTATTTGGTTTCTCTACCTACAAATTGTGAAGTAATTGGAAACATTTATGAGAATCCGGAATTACTTGATAACAAATAAAAATTGTATGAAAAAATGTCCGAACTGCGGAGAGGAAAGGTATATAGTCAGTATCTTGGGGAGTATATGTGGGAACTGTTTTTATGATGGTATACCTCCTTTACCAGTAGAAAAGAAATAAGATGGGGAAAGTTCGTAAAATCGGTTACAAAATTCTCGCTCAGTTGGTCCCTCGTTCTCAAGGAATTTGTCCTCTCTGCGGTGAAGAAATAGACCTCGAAGGAATCAAGCAATATGTTCACTGGAGGCAAAACCGTAAAGCAAGAGGCGTAATCAAAAGACGAAGGAAAACGGTTGATGTAAACATAGATCACATTCACCCCATAGAACACGGTGGCGGAAATGAAATACAAAACCTACAACTTGTTCATCCTTATTGCAATTCATTAAAAAGCGATAGGCTCGGAATACCGAGATATTGGAATCGTTCAAAATTAAAATAAGATGAAAGAAATAGATCTCACAAAAATATACGATCGTGCTCTCTATGTCGATACAGGAGCAGTCAGAAGAGGCAAGAGTGGAATTTGGCACAATGCTCGCGCTGCAAGAGGAAGGTTCCGCTGGCGCATTCGTGATGCTTTCAACGTTCTCATAGGCAGAGCAGACGCACTTTATTGGACTATTGATCTCGACAAATGAAACCAGAAAAAATCAGCCTTCAAGAAGCTATCGCTATTCATCAGCTGCACGCAAGAAAATCTCCCCAACGTGTCACCATCTGTTACGCTGGCCAATGGTATGACATACGCGGAATGAGCACACAAGAAGTTGAGCTTTTTATTCAAAGTATTATTAATCCCGATACTAAAATCATCGAAACAAACATATGAAAAACTACATCGTAATCACATCAGACGAATTGAAGCATTTGGAAATTGAAGTGAATGAAAAGATGGACAATGGTTATGCTCCGTTCGGCTCTCTCGTGGTACACACCAACATCCAAGGCATCTTCTTCTATTACCAAGCTATGCTCAAGAGATGAAAGAATACCCCTACGAAGGCGCGCGCAGTACGCTCTGCTCTTGTGGGAAGGTCTGCTTCGATAAGAAGACTGCCGAGACAAAAGCCAACTTCCTCCACAAACTCGGCAAGGTAAAGAAGCTCACAATTTATCCATGTAAGGAATCAGGGAAATGGCATCTAACAAAAGGAAAGTAGGTTTCGAGATATGCTTCAAGCACGGAAGGAAGAAGTCTTGTTCAGAATGCAGGGGACAAAAAAAGCGCGAACTCAAGCAGATCGCTGAAATCTTGAAGCGTCAAAAGATACGCGCAGCTATTCAAAATGCCTTGTCCGGTGGTATAGTAATCCTATATGGACAACACAACACAAGTCTCAGTAGTGCAAACCAAAACTCCAGCCAAGGAGGAGCGCGTCGCCTATACGATCCGAGACAATTTGTTCCGCCTGGAGGTGCTGGAATCAGCTAATGCATGGTGGAACAGTAGGATAAAAGTCGAACGCTTAATCATAGCTCTGAAAAGCGGCCTCAGTGTTAGACAATCCTGCATCCAGGCTCACATATCAGAGATGCAATACAAGTACTTCGTAGACAGGCATCCGGACTTTTATAATATTAAAGCGATCTGTGAAGAAGTGAGTGCTATGGCCGTAGAAACTGGCATCAGTCATCATATACGCGCCAAAGACAAAAACGTTCTCATGTGGGCTGCCGAGCGTATCAATCCGGACAAGTGGGCGAAAAAGGAAGGTTTCGGACTAGCACAGCCAGGGACTACGAATAACATTCAACAGGTCATCAATCAGACCGTTGTATTCACTGGCTCGCTTGCGGAGCGTTTGAGGAAAAGAGAAGAGGCGAAAGCGGCAGCAGCTAAACCTCAGCCAAATGGAAACAATTGAACGAAAGAATACGTCGCTGTATGAGTTGGCCTTCGATGACTTCAAGTCTTTCGTGGAGGGCATTGTCGGCTTGCAGAATCAGTCTTTTCATAATGACATTGACGATGACATTTCCAACCCGATGCACAAGCAGACAGTCATCTCCTTTCCTCGAGACCACGGCAAGAGCACGCACATTTCCGTAGCGTACCCTCTCTGGGAGATCGCGAAGAACCACAATGTCCGTATCCTTCTCATCTCGGCCACTGGTGCAGTGTCGGAGGCTTTCTTGTCTCAGATTGTTGGTCACATCGACCGCAATGAAAACTACCGTGCCTTTGCAACATACATAGACCCACAAGAGCGAGGAGTCATTCCTCGCATGAAGAACTATGCGAAGAGCCGTGAGAACTGGTCAGGCAAGAGCATCGTCATTGACCGTCCTGAGCTCAACTTGAAAGACTCGACCATCGAAGCCGTCGGCGTGCTTGGCTCAATTCTTTCGAAGCGTGCCGACATCATCATCTGTGACGACATCGTGAACCAGGTAAACAGCGCGACCGAGGGGCAACGTTTGAAAATCATCGACTGGATTTACACCACCATCATGCCGGTGCTTGTGCCTGGAGGAAAGTTTATCTATCTCGGAAACACTTGGCATCAGGAAGACTTGGTCGCGAAGCTGATGAAAGACCCGCAGTTCCAGTGCAAGAAAAAGATGCCGGCTATTCTTTCGGAGAGCATTCACCCGGAACTCTGGGAGCAGTGGGCTGGCATCATCATCGATGAATCGCTTTCTGTGGAGGACAGGCATATCAAAGCCGAAGAGTTCTATCAGCTCAATAAGGTTGCGATGGACGAAGGCACGAAGGTCTTGTGGCCGACGCGCTATCCGTACAAGAATCTTTATTTGAAACGTCTCTCGAACCCTTATGCTTTCGCTCGCATGTACCAGTGTGATCCAAGTAATCGACCAGACCAGAAGTTCAAGGACGAATGGCTCGAGCGTGCCATGAAGCGCGGTGCATTGCTCCGGCTCCAAGACGAGAAGCGCACAGGCGTTGAAATGGACATCACCACGGAGGGCGTTGACCTTGCTATCTCGGAATCATCAAACTCGGACGACTGCGTCATTCTCTCGCTCGACAAGGTGAGGTACGGCAATGAACTCTACAAGACCGGCGACTACATCTTGCGCAACATCAAGCGCGGTAAGTGGACACCGAATCAAGTCAAAGAGAATATCAAGTGGGAATATGAGAATGTGAAGCCGGACGGCATACGCGTGGAGACTGTCGGCTATCAGGAGGCGATACAGAAAGATCTCGACGATATGGGCGTGCCTGTTCATGGCTACCATACTGGTGGCGAGAAGAAAGATCCATTCATCGGTATCAACTCTATCGCTATCCTCTTCGAGCTTGGAAAGTTCGTGCTGCCCTACGATCAGAAAGACCCGCGCACTATTCAGCTTGTGGCTCAGCTTGTCTCGGAGATGCGCGCATTCCCTGACGGACACACTGGTGACTCCCTCATGGCACTATGGTTTGCCTTTTCTGAGGCTCGCGATCTTCTCGGAACGAAACCGATGATACCTACGCCGTCGGCTGGTGTCGTGAAGGACTCGCCGGATATGTCCGATGACTTTGTTCTCATGGAGGGAAACAAGAAAGCAGACCAAGCATTGATACTCGAGCAGCAATACGAACGCTCGAACTTCCAAAACTTAATGCGTATCCGAAGATAGGTTGCAAAAGAAAAGTACCCAAGGCATAATTTAGATATTAAAAAATAATCTCATTCACATGGACGACAAAGAAAAAATGATCAAAGTTGAGGATGCTCCGATTACCAGCAGTGTGGTAAACAAAACATTTAACAATGCAAAGGGTTCAATCACCTTGAACTACACGCTTCGCACGGATATTGATACGGAACTCAAAGACTTTCTCCTTCTCCTCACAGTGGCTACAAAACAGGTTACAGAGGAGCTTCTCAAGTTTCCGAGAGGAGCTAGGCTTGACATATTTGCGAATATGGACCCTTTAAGGCATAATTGACATATGACCACATTAATATTGTTATGCATCGTTTTTGGGGCTTATTTCCTTCCTTCTATCTGGGCTTACTACGTTAACCATAAGAAGAAAGAAACTATTTTAATCATTAATCTTTTTCTTGGCTGGACGTTCGTTGGCTGGGTAGTTGCGCTCGCTTGGTCAGGGACACAATCAAAATGAAACTCTCAATCGTCGTTCCGGTTTTAAACCAACACGAGCTCGCAAAGGTAGCGCTCGAAGAAACACTTCGAAATCTTGATCTGAGTATTCCTACTGAGGTCGTCATCATCGACAATGGATCGGATGAACTTTTTCAGTTCAATTATTTTGTTGGCATCACGAGGATGCATAATGATGGGAACCTTTCAATTCGCGTGGTTCGCAATGAAAAGTCAATCGGTGTCTATCCAACATTCAAGCAAGGCATGGCAGAAACTACAGGCGATATTGTCGCCTTTTTTCATTCCGACGTTGTTGTGTGGGAGAAAGGATGGAACGCACGCTTGCTACAACCATTTGAAAGTTCACCAAACCTCGGTCTTGTTGGCTTCATCGGCTCGAATGAGATTGATTCAAACGGTGGACGTGGAGGAGGAACGACATCGAACTTTCAAGGCAAGACGCTCTCCGGAGCAATGAGTGAGACCGGCATCCAGAATCACTGGATAGGTTCTCCGGCCGAAGCCCACGGCAAGCGCTCGCATGGCTTCTCACAGGCTGCAGTCGTTGACGGTTGCGTCATGGTGCTTAATCGCCAAGCCTGGGAGCGTATTGGCTCGCGCGACAACTTCCCTCCTCATCACTTCTACGATCGTCTAATCAGCACTCAGATGCTTGAGGCAGGATTTATGGTGGGTGTCCTCGGCATTGCTTTCGATCATATCTCCGGACAGACAGTCAATCGCGAACGAGAGTATCAGGTCATGGCGCACAAATGGCTCTCTGGATGTCATGGTCCTTTTTATGGACTTCCTTTCGTTGAGGGTTTCAATTACGACCTCCCTATGTACGCGACAGCAGAACGTATGTGGCTGGAAGAGTATCGCGGAAAAGGACTTGTCCCCACTCGAGTATAAATAATCCCTTGCGTGGTTCATATATTGGGGAGTATAGTTAGCGCATGAGATTTGTCATCAAGGAACTCAAAAATGCCGTCATCGTTCTCGACGCAGAGGGAAGACTTACCGGAATAAAAGCAGAGCACATTGACTACGGCAGTGAAGAGGAGCAGTACCAAGTGATGGAGATCGTCGGGGGTGAAGGTTTCAAAGGAACAACAAAAGATTTTATTTCATATTCAAAAAAATAATAATGAAAAAAGACACCATCGCTATCGTCGCTCCTGTTCACATTCAGCCTTCTCAGAATTGGATTCAATCGCTCGATGCTGTATCGCGCGGAAAGGACAACGTGAAAGTTATCATCGTGGATGATAGCGATGGCAAAGTGAAGCTTCCACCGAATTGGGAAGTGTATGACTATGCAAAGCAAAAAGAGGTTCTCGGTGAAGAAATGTACAAAGAGTTTGAGCAGTTCCATAAGTCATCAGCATGTAAAAACTTCGGTACGTTCCTCGCTTACGCGCAGGAGTTCGACTACGTCATCATTCTCGACTCGGACTGTGTCGTTCCTCCGAACCTCATCAGTCAGCACCTTGAAGCTGTATCGCGCAAGACAACGCTTTGGCAGAACCCTATCAATGGTACGGATTGGTTTCCTCGCGGTTTTCCTAACTCCGGCCGAGCGCTCCCGGTTGCAGCCAACGTCGGCCTTTGGATTAACGAGTTGGACATCAACGGTAAGGATCGCGTCGATCGCGGCCAACCGCCACGCGATCATCTCAACTACGGCATCAACCGCGCGTATGGCATCATTCCTTTTTCAGGCATGAATGTTTGTGTGCGAGGCGAGGACATCCCTGCGCTTCTCTTTCTACCGAACGGAGAGTTCGGAGAGCACAAGTTTCGCCGACATGACGACATCTGGGGTGGTTACATCTTCCAGCGCATCATGCGAGACATTCTTTCCAAGGGCATCACTTACGGCGATCCGACAGTCTTTCACGAAACGGAAGTGAACGCAGCAGAGGACGCGGCAGCCGAGCTTGGCATGGGAGCGATGGAGGACGAGTTCTATCTTTTCGTGGAGGATTGTTTCAAGAGTATGCCGGTTGTTGGCTTGGAAGATGCACCGACAGCAATGGAGTTCTTCGCTCGAGCGTTTGAAAAGAAATGCGACAAGTGGGATGGCTTTGCTTGCTTCATCCCTGCTTTCAAGTTCTGGACAAAATTATTCACGCCGGTTAAAGAAGAAACAAAATAATGACTCCACATCTTTCAATCATAATCACCGTTCATAATCGTCTCGAATACACCAAGCGCACGCTTGAATCTCTCTTTGCCTCTGTTCCTTGGGCAAGATTTTTTATTATCGACAACGACTCAACCGAGGCCGGAATGTACGAATACTTGAAAAGTGTTGCTGGTAAGAATGTTAAAGTGATCATGAATGGAAACAATGAGGGCTGGGGAGCTTCGGTCAATGAAGCAATTCGATTGATGGATATTGAGTTTCCGATTAAGACTGAGTTTCTTTTGATTTCAAATAATGATGTTGTCTATCAGAAAGATTGGTTTCAAAAACTTTTCGCACTCTACGAGAAGTACCCAAAGGTTGGCATCATGGGAGTTTGGAAACATACCGCGCACGGAACGCGCGAGGACTTCGGAGACATGGTCAGCAAGGACAACATGCCTGCAGTCGGTTGGCTTCTCAAGCGTTCGGTCATGTCACGCCTTGGCTTTCTTCCTGAGCACGGTCCTTGTGAAACAAAAGGAGGCAACGGTGAGGACACCGGATATGCAATGCGCGCATTAGAGCAGGGGTATTTGGTCGCTGCCCCGAAGGAGGATGTAGCTGTACACATAGATGGATACTAACGAAATCAAAGGCTGGTTTCCTCCGGAGAGTGCAGCCACTCTGGAAAGGCTCATCAAGGAGCACAACATCAAGTCGGTTCTCGAGGTCGGTACGTTCGTAGGTAAATCGGCACTGTTCTTTTCAAAGCTTGTAGATAAAGTTTTTTGTGTCGATACTTTCGAGAAGAACAATGAACTGCGCGAGAATGGAGTGGATGTGAAAGAGGATTTCTTTGGAGAGTTCAAAGATAACATGATCAAGTCCGGCGCGTGGCCTAAGCTTCATGTGATGAGAATGAACTCGAAAGAAGCTGCAGAGCTTTTTGTTGAAGGCACGCATAAGCCAGCAGAACTTATTTATTTGGATGCCTCGCATGATTTTGGAAATGTTCTGAGAGATATCATGCTTTGGACTCCGTTAGCAGGGAGCATTATTTGTGGTGACGACTACGATGAAAATTGGCCAGGAGTTAAACAGGCTGTCGATAGATATTTTTATAACGCGAAAGTCGAAGGGAGGTTTTGGTTCGTAATTTTATAATCAAATGCCAAAAGTACAAATCATCATACCCGCAATAAACTTGTGGAAGAAGTACACGAAGCCTTGCATCGACTCTATCAAAACGAAATATGATCACCGGATATTGCTCATCGACAATGCAAGCGAGGACGAAACTATCGTTGAAGCCGGTAAGCTTGTTTCCTCAAAGTTCTGCCATCAGCGAAACGAAGATCGCTGGGGTTGTTCTCAGAGCTGGAACTTCGGCATTCGAGACGCTTTCCAACGAGGATACGATTATGTCCTTGTCCTCAACAACGATGTTCTACTTCACCCGAAAGCTATAGACATGCTTGTGGCGCGGTTCGAGCAAGCGAAGATGCGCTCTGTCGCGGTGAAAGTGGACGCAGCAAAACATGCTGGCTTCCTAGGCGAGGTCACTCCGAAAGATGCAGAGATGACGGAAAGGCGTTTGGAATTTTCGCAGCTCGCAATGGTCACGATGGTCAACGAGCGCGCACATTGTCCCTATCCCGAGTTCATCTTCACTAAAAGCATCGAAGGACGTGAGGTCAACGAAGAGCAGGAGCATCCGGACTTCTCAGCGTACATGCTCTCAAAGGAATCGTACGAAAAGATTGGAGCGTTCGATGAAATGTTTGCACCGGCGTATTTCGAGGACAACGACTATCATCGCAGGGTCAATCTCGCCGGAATGAAAGCCATCTCTGTTCCCTCAGCAATCTATTACCACTACGGCTCGCGCACGAGAATGGAGTCTGGGACGCTCAACCTCACGAACGAAAACTTTGAGAAGAACCGCCAGTACTATATTCAGAAGTGGGGAGGGATACCGGGTCAGGAAAAGTTTGATCAGCCTTTCAACAAATTAAAAGATAATAAATAAAAAATCATGACAAAGAAAATCCTCATCACAGGTGGCGCAGGTTTCGTAGGACATCACTTCATCGAACATATCCTCAAGAACACGGACTGGCGTATCGTGTGTCTCGACCGGCTTGATTGTTCCGGAAATCTCAATCGCCTCACGGACATGGCTATCTGGGAAACTCAGAAGCATCGCGTGAAGTTCTTCCACCACGACCTTCGTGCCGAGATTAACGATCAGGTCTGTCGCTTGCTCCTCATGGAAGCAGGAAATGAACTTCCTCAGCCTTTCGACTACGCAGTTCACTTCGCAGCCGGTTCTCATGTTGATCGAAGTATCAGCGATCCGCTCGGCTTCTTCATGGACAACACCATCGGCTCAGTCAACTTCCTCAACTTTTTCCGCGTGTTCAAGGAATGGGCGCTCAAGCCGACTTCGAAGATCATCTACTTCTCAACAGACGAAGTCTTTGGTCCGGCTCCAAAGGGCGTGGCGTACAAGGAATGGGATCGCTACAACTCCGGCAATCCATACTCGGCAGCAAAGGCCGGTGGAGAGGAAGCAGCACTTGCGTTCGCGAACACTTACAAGCTTCCGATCATTGTCACGCACACGATGAACATCTTCGGAGAGCGCCAGCACCCGGAGAAATTCATTCCGCTCATCATCAAGAAGATCCTCAAGGGCGAAACGATGACGATTCACTCGAATAAGGAGAAGACAGAGAGTGGTACACGTTACTACCTCCACGTTCGAAACGTATCTTCAGCTACGATGTTCCTTTTGGAGAACGGTAAAGTCCTCGATGGTAGCGGTCATGTCGGTAAGTACAACATCGTAGGCGATCAGGAAGTATCCAACCTGCACATGGCTCAGCTTGTTCACAAATTCGTTAATGAATGGGAAGCAGAACAGGGCTTGCCTCTTTCTCCTCTCTCAACTGAAATGGTGGACTTCCACAGTTCGCGCCCAGGTCACGACCTCCGCTATGCACTTGATGGTGGACTTATCAAGTCAGAAGGTTGGGTAGCGCCGTTGACTTTTGAAGAAAGTTTGAAGAAGACAGTTTATTGGACACTCAACAACAAGAAAAAGTGGTTGATGTAATCAGTACCAAACATGGAAACTGAAAAACAAAAATTAGACGCGAAGCTGAACAACTTCATCGGCCTCACCGCTCGCTCCAAGGTGGCCGTGATTGTGCCGATGTACGGGTATTGGAAAGACACCGAAAGCCAACAGCTCAACGAAGAAACACTCAAGTATTCTCTTGACCGTATCTACTCGAGCGTGCATGAGCTGTACCTTATCGTGGTGGCCGAAGACCGCCGTATGTCGCGCGAGGTCATGTCCATCCTTGCCGGTAAGAAGAAAGCAGGAAACTTCATCGGTGTGCCGGCAGAAGCAGGAACGACCTACGCCGAGTATGTTCGCATGGGTATGGACGTTGCACTCTCAGAGGCAAACAAAGCGGAATACATCGTCATCGTCAATCCTTGGATGATCTGTCAGCACAATGGTGTCGATGTGCTTGTCGATCGTGCTAACCGTGCCGACGATGCGCGCATTATAGCCGGCTACGATATCAAAGGCTTGGTTAAAGGTGAAGAGTTCGATGTCTTCACGACAACGTCCCCGGTGGAGCAGCGCGATCTCAACCTGAACTTTGTAGCTATGAAGCGGTACATGGCCGAGGAATGTCCTCTCGATACTCGCTATCGCACGCACGCATTCCTCGCGCGCGACCTCGCAGCTTCGGTGTACTCCCGAGGCTACGAAGTCATCACCTCGCAGCGCATTCCGATTTTTACGTTCGATGTTGATTTCAAGGAACTCGAGTCGGAAGAGAATTTCGAGCATGACAGACAGATATTTATTGAGAAGTGGAAGTATGATCCAGGAATTTGTTATTAATTAATTATTTTTCACAATGGGAAAGATTGTAAAAAAGTTTGAAGAAGAGAAGCGGTTATCACCAAAACAAGTTCAGAAAATTGCGGATGAACGTGATGAAAGTTACAAGCCGGAGAACATCAAAGAAACTCTTGAGAAGAATGGTTTGTCAGCAGAAGAAACGATCCTTGTCACAAACCCTGTCACTGGCCGATCTGCTCAGGTAAAGATCGAGCGCGACGGCACGCCGGACAGCAAGCTCATTCTCGCGCTCGCGGACAAGACGCTCGACCAGGAACAAAAAGACCACGTTCTCAGCATGTACCTTTACGAACGAGGCAGGGAGAGTTCATCGTTCATTGTTGATCTCATGCGCTCGAAAGGTCAGCACACGAAAGAAACTCGAGCTTTCAAATCACAGATGCGTTTCGATTTTGAAATGTTTGTTTCAAGTTTCGTAGTCTATCTGCAAAATGCCGCTCAGGTGTATGGAGATGCGTGGGGTTTCAATCCAACCGAACTTCTCGATGTCTATGTGAAATTCATCCAGGAAAACAAGGGGGTTAAAAAGGCATCGTGGAAACTTATTTTCGCAGAAATGAATAAGGACAATCCAGATGCGAAGAAGCCTTCGATCGTTGAATGTACCAATCGAGATATGGCTGTGCGAATGATTGATGAAGCAGAGTCATTGATGAGCGCCGTAAAGAAGCAGTCGGACAAGCGCCAGGCCGAGAAAGGTTATGGCATCTACATTGGTAAGGACGGAAAGGCGTTTGGTATCTTCGATGAAAACTTTGATCACGTCGTGAAGGAAGATAGAGAAGCTATTATCAAGGAGGAAGAAAATAAAAAATCATGACCGAACTTGAAATTTTAGATAAGGTTGTGGGAGGAATGACAATAAGGGACATGCCGGCTATGACCTTTTTTCAGTGGATTGCCAAGCGCCTTAATGACCTTCCCTCCTACTCCGCAGCAACGGTCGAACTTACCTCACTCGTGACTCGTCCTCCGATGACTCGGAATTATCCAGACTCCGAGAAAATAAAACTCATACGAAAGATGATGTCACTTAACATTGAAATCAAATGAGCAAAGTTGATAAAGAAATTCGAGGTCTTCAAACAAAGGAAATGATGAAGTGTGAAGGCTGTGGAGAATATCACCCGGTGGAAGATTGTGAGGTGGTTATCATTAAAATGATAAAGGGAAAGAATTGCTCCATGACCGCTCCAATCCGGCGTGAGGTCGCTCCGTTTAGGGAGATCGCTCCAGTGTCTCCTGCTGCTGCTCCCGTAGCTCCTATAGTAGCTCAGGAAAAAGAGTTTGAGTTTCCTGCTCCCAGCCCTAATCAGCCACAAAAGCCACGGCGAAAGATTATTCCTCCGGGCATTGCTTCTATGATGATTGGCCCAGAGCATCCAGGGTTTGAGCAGTACGGATCAAAAGAACATAGACGCGCATAATATGAAAAACAGACCACCTATTGAACAACTCCGGGAAGCCGGACGTATAGCAAAGGAGATGCTCAAGCAAAAGGGCATCATAGGCGCTACCTTGGAAGAGATCGTCAAGGATGCGAACGCTCCTATTTTGCCAGGCATACCTTCTTATCTTCCGCACAAGTGGACAATTGCGAAAGCTGGTATGGGGATGGGAGAAATCCTTCGAGAGTGGCTCGCGGCGTGCGGGAGGAACAAAAAGCGTTTCTCAAATTGCACGCTGTTTTTCAAATTCGCAGTGAAGTATTCCGAGAAGAAAGTGAAGTTGAAGAAGATGGAAAAAATCATGATGGGCATGAGCTTGAAAGAGCTTGATGATGTTCCGGTTCTTTCCCAGATTATGAAGCCAATGCAGGATTTTCAGGTGATGAAAGCTCTCCTGAAATTCTATATTGATTCTTTCGCAGTGTCAGTGATGGTTCAGCAGAACGCAAGTACTGAGGAGTACTATGAGTGGTTCTACGACTGGCTCGGTGCGCTTTATAAGCTCTGGGAAAAGAAAGAAAACGCGGATGCTCAAAAAAAAGAAAAAGAAGACTCAACCGAAGTATAAATTCTATGTAGTAAAGCCTCCCCAGAATGCCACGATTGAGAATGAGGACTACTCTTCGGAAGAAAGATTCAGTGCCGCAATGCCTACTGACTTTTACGTTCCTTTCATCGAAGAAGAATTTTTTAATGGATACGATGTTGAAAAAGCGATATTCAGAATGAGTCAGAAAGAAGTTTTGATTCTTCTTTTTAAAGCTTTAGGTTTTAAGCCGAAAGAAATAAAAGCTCTTTTGCATTTCAAAAAGACACAGACCGTTTATAAAATCACCCACGCTATGAGGCAAGCATACCTTGGGGAGAAAAAGGACTAACAAGCTATATAATTACTTTATGAATGAAACAAAGTCGGAGATTGTGGAGAAGTCCACCGCGATACCACGCGGCATCAAGATTGAGTCAGTGACGAAAACTGAGAGGGTGCTTCATCCTGCTCCTTCGCAATCTCGTTCTCAGGTTTTTCAAACGGAAAAACAGCGCAATACGGCATATATTCAGCGTGGCATCACCAAGCCTGGGCGCATCTCATACGATGTGCTCAGGCGTTCTGCTATGTCCGTACACGCCGTGCGTATTTGCGTGAACGTTCTCAAGGAAAAAGTCACAAAGACAAAGTGGGTGATCCAGAATGTTGACCAAGCCAAGCGTCAGAAGGACGATCCACGCATAAAGGAACTGACTGAATTTTTCCGTCATCCAAACAAAACCGATTCTTTCCGCACCCTGCTCGACAAGATGCTCGAGGATCTTTTGATTCTTGATACGGTCTGTTTGGAAAAGACGCGCTACCCGGACGGCACGCTCGCAGAGCTTCACTTCGTTGACGCTGCAACTGTTCGACCTATTTTTGACGAGCACGGCAATCAAGACGTTCTCATTCCTTTGCATACCGTCAACGGTGTTGCCGAGCTTCCAGTTTCCTACGTTCAGGTCATGGATAATTCCCAGTACGGCGGTCCGGAAAGCGGAGAGATCGTCGCGGCGTGGCCTTCGGACGACTTCATTGATTTTCATATGCATCCGCAGGGAAGCATCATCGGCATCGGCTACGGACTTTCGCCTATCGAATCTGTCCTCTCAGTCGTTTCGAACATTTTGAACGCTGACAATTACAACGGAACTTATTTCGAGGAAGGTTCTTTCCCTCCAATCATTCTCCAGCTCATTGGACAGGTCAACCAGCGCGACATCGAAAGCTATCGCGAATATCTCTATCAGGAACTCGACGGCCGATTCCACCGTCCTGCGATCATGGCCGGACAGACAAAGGCTGAGGTTATCAACCTCAAAGATCTGAACAACCGTGACATGGAGTTCATGGACTATATGAATTTCCTTTGCCGACTTCTTGCTGCTGCTTACGGGCTTTCTTCGCAAGACATCGGACTCACGGAAGATACCGGCTCGAAGAACGTCGCGGAGAATCAATCAGATCTTTCTCATCAGAAAGGTTACAGCTCAATCCTTCACTTGCTGAAGGAAACTTTCTGCATGGACGTTATTTGGAAAGATTTCAAATTCGATGACCTCGAGTTCGAGTGGGTGGCCGATGACAACATTGATCCGAAAACTGCTTCCGAGATTGCTGACCAGCGCCTGAAGAACGGGACGATGACGCTTAACGAAGCTCGTCAGAAGTTCGGCGATCTTCCTTTCGAGGACTTCGGCAACGCTCCGATGATTTTGACGACTGAGGGATACAAACCTTTGATTGCGCAAGACGTGGACGTTGAAACTGGAAAGCTCATTGAAGGTACGGAAACCGGCACAGAAGAAGACGGTAAGGAGGTTACGACTTCCGAGGAGGGACTCGAGGATGAGGAGCGTCCAGGCGAGGACGGACAGAAGCCGGACAAAGAGCGAGCTGTCGAAGCTGACAATCGTGACGACATTATGGTTGAGGGAGAAGACAATGACGATGAGGAGGGAGAAGAAGATCCGAACTCTGAGAAGAAGAAAAAGTCCATGCTTGAAAAAGCTTTTGAATCAATCCGCAAGGCATTCTCTGGTGTTGAGCCTCGCACAATTGAGCAGGAGTTCTACATAAATCCGGTCATGTTCGGTACTTTGTACCAAGGAGCTCGACCAGACATCGCGCGACTTTTCCTCGATAAATTCTCGCCGAAGAACATGAAGAAGATTCAGATGAAAGGATTTAAAATGCTTTCATATTCTTACCATTACAACACGGCGAAAAAGACGATGCATGAATATGTTACCAAGTATCCAAAGTCGGCTTGCGGTATGACATATACCGAGGACGGCCGAGGAGTTAAGTACACGGTGTACGTTAAAAAAATCATATGATTACATTTCCAACAAACGGAGGAGGGAGGACAGTTTCAACGACTGGCGCAAAAAGCATAGTCGCTGCTTCTATTCCATGCACGCGCATTGACATTCAAGCGCTCGCCACGAACACGAAGAACGTCGCTGTTGGTAGCGCCGGAGCGAACGCAACGCCAGGCTCGGAAAACGGAATACAGTTGCAGCCTGGCGAAATCTACAACATCGACTTTCCAGTTGATGCATTATCCATTTTCCTAAACCCGTTGGTCTCGGGTGAGGGTGTGTCTTACACCTACTGGCAAGGCCAGACAGTATAAAAACATGACTGCAAATCGAGTAACGCAATTTGGTGGAGGAAATTCGGGAGGTTCTTCCGCTCTCCCTCTTAATGCCATTCAGCTCGGTAACGGAGCTGGCGGTTTTAAAACAGTCGCAGGAACTACGCTCGACGTCACAGGAAATGCTCGAGGAACTGGTGCCCTTGATATTCAAAGTGTCCGCTCCGCAGTTACTCAAGTGGCTTCTGGATTTAATGCTTTTGCTCTTGGACTTCGGGAAGAGGCTTCTGGTGACAGTAGTCTTGCGCTTGGAACAGACAATGTGGCTGCGGGGACCAGTGCTTACGCTATTGGAGCGGGTAACACAGCCTCCATCGCAGGAGATGTTGCTATTGGTGGTGGAAATACTGCACAAGGAGGTGCGAGTACCGCGATCGGAGTAGGGAATACGGTGTTTGGAAGTGGCGCTATGGCGTTAGGACGTAGTTGTATAGCCTTTGCTGCGAACTGCATCGCTATGGGTATTTCCATAGCAAACTTTGTCGCGAACTCCCTTGAGATTGGAGCTTCAAACGCTGAAAAGGTACGTATCGACGCAAATGGAGTAAACAGCATCACAGCAGCAGGATACTACCTCAGAAACGGAGTCCCTATCTTTAACGGAATTTTAGCAGCAACAGGCACTGTCAACGGCAGCAACACAGTCTTCACTTTTGCCTATGCTCCCCAGATCATCGTAGTAGACGGCGGAAAATTTATGCAGCAAACCTCAAGTGACGGAACGGTGAACTGGACGGGCACGACAACAATAACTTTAACAGTAGCACCTAACTTTGATATTTTTGGAATCTAAACATATGAAAAAAATAATTTACATTTTGTTGTTCGCGCTCATGCCAGTTATTTCACAGGCGGCCTTTCCAGCATCATGGCAGGCAACTTCTACCACCCAGGGCTCAATCTCTCCGGTGAGAATAAACGGAACAGATCAAGCTGTGATGGCAACGTATTTCATGGCCACCTCAACCTCAGCCACTTCTACTTTCGCGAATGGAATCAATCTTACAAAAGGCTGTTTTTCAATAAATACACTTTGTCTCACCCAAAACTCAGGCACGGTCACATCGGTAGCGATGACAGTCCCAACAGGATTATCCGTCTCCGGCTCACCAATTACTAATTCGGGTACTTTTGGATTAACTTTGACAGCTGGGTACAATATCCCCTTAACAGCTTCGACCACGCAATGGAATAATCTTTACCAAAGTTCAACGACTTTACCATATGTTACTTCGGTGAATATTACTGTACCGACAGGACTTTCAATTAGCGGTTGTCCCGTAACATCCTCAGGAACTTGCGCGATTTCACTTGGCGCTGGATATGTCATACCACTTACGGCTTCAACAACGCAATGGAATGCTCTTGTGGCTGCATCAACTTCTCTTCCTTATGTTACTTCCGTGGGACTTACAGTTCCAACCGGACTTTCAGTATCTAACTCTCCGATCACATCTTCAGGAAATATCGGACTTTCACTTCAATCCGGCTACAATATTCCGCTTAACGCTTCGACTACGAATTGGAATAATTTTTTTAACACGCCTTCAAGTCAAATCACAGCAGGAACGAATCTCTCATGGTCCGGAAATACATTGAACGCATCGGGTGGCGGTGGTGGATCGGGAATGGTCGGAACTTCCACAGTCCCAACAGTCGGACAGCTTGCTTACTGGACTAGTAATGGAACACCCTCACTTCTGGGTTCAGAAGCCACGAGTGCGCCGAGCCTCGGTTTGGGTCTTACCTATACCGGAAATCTAGGATATTTTGCCAGCGGTACAAGTGGAACTCTTAATATTGCAACTTCCTCTTTATACACAGGAAGTACAGGTCAGGTTGCTTATTTTAATGGAACAAATGCAATTTCTGGAAATTCCGCTGTATTCATTTCAGCTTCGAACAATGTTGGAATCAATAACACTTCTCCAACTCAAGCGCTTGATGTTGGAGGTTTTATAAACACAGACCAGTTCTCAGGATATAAGCAAGCGGGAAGCTTGCTGGGCTACGCTTCTTCTACAAACCAAGCTACCATTTGGGGAATTATTGCCGGAGGAAACAACGCGACAACTTCGGCGACAATCGGAGAAACTACGGCCATTGGATATAGTGCGCTCAATGCCCTTACTACTGGAACCTCAAATACCGCCGTCGGTGATTTTGCAGGTAAGTTTCTCACTACTGGTATTGGAAACGTGGCATTGGGTAGCAATGCTTTGCGTGGCTTTTCAGCAGGTTCACCACTTACCGGAACTGGAAACATTGCAATCGGAACAAGCTCACTTCTTCAAGTCACTGGCGCAGCTTCAAGCAATATCGGTATCGGAGGATATGCTCTCGCTTCTATCGGCTCAGGTTCAAACAACATTCAAATTGGAGCGAATCCCGCTATTGGTGGCGGTATTCTTTCGGGTTCAGCAGCAAGCAACATTCTGATTGGTAACGGAGTCACCGCTCCGACCGCAGCAGGTAGCAACCAGCTCAATATCGGAAATACTATCTTCGGCTCCAACATATACAGTACTCAAAGTACGGTTAGCTCTGCTCCTGTTGCAAACAGTTCTATCGGAATCGGGACAAGTACTGCAATCGCAAAGTTCGCAATTCAAGGAAACTCAAGCGACACATACGCAAACCTTTTTCTCATCGCTTCCTCAACTCCAACAGCGACAACAACTCTCTTGAATCTCACGAATGCAGGACAGCTTAATGTAAACGGGTTTATAAATACCGACCAGTTCTCAGGATATAAACAAAACGGCACGACGATTTTATACGCTTCTTCCACAAACCGCTCTATGGCAGTAGGAGTTTCGGCAGGTGGAACTTCATTTCAGAATTTCTCTACACCTGTTGACGATACCTTTGTAGGCAACAACTCAGGTCGAGGTCTTGCAACTACCAACGCAGGAGGAAATACTGGCTTGGGTTCTGCGGCTTTGAGTGTTTCTTCAAACCTCACCGGAGCAGCAAACACAGCAATCGGAGTTTCTACTTTGGCGGCAAACAATACAGGTCAGTACAACACAGCATTGGGAGCAAGTGGTTGTACAATAAACGCAGCAGGTTCAGGAAATCTTTGTCTCGGGGCAAATGCGGGAACTAAAATAAACAGTTCGAGTAACTTTGTTCTCAACGCTTCCACTACCGCGTACTCCACCCTTGCACTTGAGAAGACCAACTCCATGATGTTTGGCACGTTTGCCAACAATGGAAACGCTCAGGCTCTTGCCATCAATGCACTTACTGGAATTGGAACCACAACTTCAATCGCAAAGCTCGCCGTTCAATCAGTCGCAACAGACGCAACGCAGTATCTTTTCGACGTAGCTACAACTTCGGGTGCCGCTGTATTTGATGTCACAAGCAATGGAAACGTCGGTATCGGTACATCATCACCGTCACAAGTGCTTTCTCTTGTGGGCGGTATTTATGCCTCATCGACAGCGACTTCAACATTCCTGGGAGGAGGCATCAATCTCATCACCGCAGCGGGTAACATTCCTTGCTATGCTGTGAACGGTACTTGCATTACACAAAATGCAGGAACTGTGACTTCGGTTGCAGCTACAGTGCCTTCTATTTTTTCGATCTCCGGCTCACCTATAACCGGGGCAGGAACGCTTGCAATGACCTACAGCGGCACTGCTCTGCCTGTTGCGAACGGTGGAACCGGACAGACAACTTTCGGTCAAGGTTGGCTCAGTTCTGACGGAACGACAATCACTTCTTCGACTTCGCCAACGGTAAATTACATCACTGCAACCTCCACGACAGCAACTTCAACTTTTGGTTATGGAATCAATCTCCAAGGTGGTTGTTTCGCAATCGCAACAGTTTGTATCGGAGGTGGTTCAGGAACAAACTACTTCACAAACACGGGCAATGATACGTTGCTCACTACCGGTACTTTCCTCGATGTCCCTGCGACTGGCGGATATAATATTGGCGCGTCTTTGCTCGGTTATGCTTCCTCAACTAATCAAGCTACGATCTGGGGACTTGGTGCAGGTGGAAATAACGCAACAACCTCGGCAACTGTAAAAGGAGCAACTGCGCTCGGCTACCACGCACTCACTTCACTTTCTACTGGCAATGGAAACACCGCAGTCGGTTGGAATAGTTTGTCACTTGATACCACAGCTCCAAACAACACCGCAGTCGGTTTTGGTGCGCTCTGGGGAACCGGAGCTTTTGGAGCAACCGGAAACAACACTGCTATCGGTTACGAAGCTGCAGCATCCACCACGAGCGGAAACAACAACACCTTTGTGGGAAGCAATGCCGGAACTTTCGTCAGTTCTGGTTCGCAGAACGTTGCAATCGGTGTGACTTCTCTTTACGGTCTTTCTGCTGCAATCACTGGCTCGGATAACGTCGCCATCGGTAACAGTTCTATGCTGCAATTGAATGGAGCTGCTGCAGCGAACATCGGTCTTGGTTTTAACTCTCTTTCTGCTCTTGGTACTGGTTCAAACAACATTCAAATCGGGGCATATAACTCAAGCGGTGGTATAAACGGAAGTGCATCTTCCAACATTATGATTGGAAACGGTGTACAAACTCCAAGCGTATCAGGCAGCAACCAACTCAACATAGGCAATGCAATTTACGGTTTGAACATGTACGGAAATCTAAACACAATATCTTCCGCTCCGAATGCAAACGCTTCAATCGGTATCGGAACTTCAACCGCAATTTCAAAGTTCGCAATCAGCCTCAATAGCAATGACACTCTCGGTAATGCTTTCCTAGTGAGCTCTTCTACTGCCTCAGCGACAACAACTCTTTTCGGAATCACAAATACCGGACACATTTTTGGAACTTCTACAAACCCAGTTCTCTCATCATGCGGTACAAGTCCAACAATAGTAGGAAGCGACTCGCACGGAACTATCACTGTTGGCTCTGTTTCGGCCACAGGCTGTACTATGACTTTCTCAACTCCTTATGCAACCGCACCAAGTTGCGTAATCAGCAACCGAAGTATGTCAGTAGTAAATGCTCTAACGTACACCGTCACGACATCTGCACTTACACTCACGCAAACCGGACTTACCGGAGATTTGATTGATTATATCTGTATGCAAAATTAATAAGGGAGAAAACAAAAGTGTTGTTAGTATAATTACACCATGAACAAATTCAAAAAACACTGGATTGAAAAAGGACTCGGTGACAACATCGTAAACATTTCCGATGCTGGCGATATTCCAGAATCGCTCCTCGCACGACAAGATCTCGAGAATGAGAACAACAAGCAAAGCACGAAATCCACTTTCATGGTTGGTGACATTGTTTGTCTCAGTCCTGGGGTTGATGGAAAGGTCATCGGTATCAATGGTTCAAAGTATGTCGTTATGACCACGATCGGAACGGAAGAAACGATTGACCAAGAATGGATTGATGCCGGAAATGTCACTCTCAAAGGAGCAGTTGAACAGACCGGAAAAGATCTCGACAAGCTTAAGGAGAAAGCAGCTGACGCGGACACCGAGGGAGAAAAAGACTCGATTGCGGGTAGAATTAAGTCAGCGCAAGAAAAGCGACAAAAAGCAACGATTGTCGCTCGGGAGAAAGAATCAACCGAAAAGTCCTTTAAAAACTTTTGGAAGAACAGCATCGAAAAAGGTAAGGGGATGGAGGACTGCGCGGAGTGCAAGGGCAGCGGAAAGATGGAGAAAGCAAAATGCACGCATTGTGATGGCGCCGGAGTAGTCACAAACTAATCATGGAAAAGAAAATTATTATCCAGGCGCAAGGGGACTTCCCTTTCACCTTCTATATCGAAAAAGCTATACCGACTGAGGAGAACGGTGCGCTCTTCGTCGAAGGAATCGCCTCCACGATTAATGTAGACCACGACAATGAACGCATGGCAGCTGAAGCTCTTGTTTCGATGGCGAACATCATCAACGAGACCGGCGTTCCTCTCCGCATCGAACACAGCAAGGCAGACAACGCAATCGTAGGCAAAGTATTCAAGGCTTGGGTTGATGAAAGAAACCAGCTTTGGATTAAGGCCGCGATCGACCCGGAGCATCCAGCAGGTCCCCTGATGCACGCCTCGCTCAAGCAAGGCACAAAGATGGGACTTTCGGTGGGTGGGAGGGTGAAGAACGCGGTCAAGGAAATGGTCGAGTCCACCGGAAAGATGATCAAGACGTTCTACGACGTGATGCTCGACGAAGTTTCAGTCACCACACGACCGGCGAACTATGATGCTTGGCTGGTTGCGAAGAGCATAGCGACAAAAGGGGACGACGTTTCAAGATTTTATAAGTCAAACCTTTACCGAGAATTTCTTTTCGAGAATCCGAAGTTCGATTACATGCAAAGTTTTGCAAAGTCGGTGCCAGAGGGTTCTTGGAAAAGGACGGAGAAGGATTATCAAATAATTAATAAAGAAGCCATGAACGAAAAAGATAAAGAAAAGAAGGAGAAGTCAGCAGACGACATGAAGGATGAGAAGAAGGAAAAGTCCGCTGAAGATATGAAAGACGAGAAGAAAGAAAAATCAGCGGAGGATGAGAAGAAGGAAAAGTCCGCTGACGACAAAAAGGAGGACACGGAGAAGTCCGTTTCCAAGGGTGAGTTCAACGCACTCAAGAGCATGGTTGAAAAGGGTTTCAATTCGATGTTCGACCTCGTGAAGGCAATGTCTACTGAAGCGAAGCAGACAACCAACCCGGACAAGGACAAAGAGGCTGATGACACGCAGCAAACTGCCAAGGCTGAGAATGGTGAAGCGAAAGACACGACCAATCCGGACAAGGACAAGAAAGCGGAAGTTGGTGACGAGGCAAAAAAGGCTCAAGAAGACAAGGGCGGTGAGAAAAAGGAAAAGGCGCGCGATGGTCAGGAGGATTCGAAAGGCAACGGTGATGATGAGAAGGGTGAGCGTGAGAAGGCTCAGAAAGATGCAAAGGACGACGGTGAGGCAGACAGCAAGTACGAGATGAAGAGCGTATCCGACGCTATCGGAAAAATGCAATCAATGACTAAAACACTTCGCGGCGAGAAAGTGACGAAGAGCAAGGAAGTACGAAAGTCTTCCCTGTCCGAAATGGATGTCTTCGCGATCACTGTAGCGGAGAGCATTGACGCCCTCGCAGAACGCTTCGAAAAAGGCGGAAAGCGAGTACCAGGCTTGTCGCAGGCTTTGGTAGATGAAATCAAGAGCGATCCAGTGCTCCAGAAGAGCATTAAGGAGATGCTTAAGATGCCAGGCGAAAAGCGTTCAGTTTCTATGGGAGTACCTTACATGGTTGACAAGACCGGTAAGAAATATGCTCTCACAGCGACTGAAATCAGCGACACCGTCCAAAAAAGCAAGAAGGAAAACACCGGTAAGTCATTCAGGGACGTATACAAAACTAACTTCTCTTCTTTCGGTCACAACGAAGGAAACGAGTAAGACCCATGTGGCTCCAGTCGTGGAGCACTTCGCTGGCTCGGCAGGGAAATCAATCTTGGCCGAAACCAGATCAGCTGATGGGAAAATTATCAAGTAACTTTAAATCACCATGGACAGAGGAAGACTCGAAAAAGCATTGGAGCGATTTGAGAAGTCAGTGAACATTGCATTCGCTGGACCAACCCCAAACTCCCTCCTCGCGCGACAAGACCTGGAATCAGCGATTGTCGTTTTGTCAGACCGCCTCACTCCTTTCCGAGATCGTGTATCTCGCATCAAGGGAGAAGGCCTCGCACACTTGTGGAACCAGCGAACACGCCTCGATAACGTCGCAGACGGACCAGCTGGCCTCGTGCAACTCTTCTACGCAGACGGAAACCTGCCAAGTACGACAGATCCGAACTACGTGCAGAAGACAGCAGCTTACAAGTACCTCGGTACTACAGCTGTTATCACTGGACCTATGATCGCATCCGGCCGATCATATATCGACATCGAAGCTGAAGTAGCGGAAGCATCCCTTCGCCGAATCATTCAGGCAGAGGAATGGGCGGACTTCCACGGCGACTCAAGCATCAACACCTTGTCTTACGACGGGTTCGATGTGGGAATTGTCACGAATGTCGGTAACAACGCAGCAGCAGCGCTCACAGCCACCGGCGTCACGATTCCGGCTGTCGATAAGATCATCAAGCTTATCCGCCTCCAGGGTGGAAACAAGCTCGACGGAATCTACTGCTCGTTCGGCATTCAGACGGTGATCAACCAGATCATCTCTCCTGCAGCACGTTACGTCATCTCCCTCGATAGCCGAGAGAACCTCATCACGGCCGGAGATCACGTTGTTTCCTACCAGTCACCACTCGGACCTATTCCGGTTATTGGTAACTTCTTCTGTAACCCAGCGCTTCCTTACCCTATCAACCAGGCTGGATCATCCGGACCAACAGGAAACTTGGTCTCCAATCTTTACCTCCTTCGTCACGATGAGCAGGGCGTACAGATGGCTGATCTCGTTCCATTGGGACGAACGGAGCTCGCGAAGATCGCCGACACGGTGCGATTCTACCTCAATGAGTACCTCGTACTCATGCTCAAGGCTGAGCCTTGGGTCGGTATGGTCATCAACGTTTCGGACCCTGCTTAATAGCTAAGCAGACCATTCCGTGGTTGGGGGTTGTTCGGGTTCTTTCCCAGCTCGCGCAACCCACAGGAAAGACAGTCACGGATCGGTCTTTTACAAAATGAAAATAAAAATACCGAAGCAAAAATCCTCCTATGTATTTTTTCGCGGGAAAGAATACCTCACAGGAGAGTTCATTGACATATCAATCTCAGACGCCATGAAGCTCTCGCGCATGATGCCGGTGGAAATAGGAATGCCGAAGCAGCCGTATGATCCCAAGCTTTTCCACGAGCAGAAGAAGTTCGGAATCGTGAGTGACGTAGATTCAGTCAGCGGTTGGGGTAACGCAACGACCGGCCTCATCAAGTTCAGCCCTCAATACGAAATTTCGCTTCTCGGTGAGCTCAAAGGCACAGTGGACTACTCGGCAAAGAAAGCTTTCAACAGAGATATTGAACCGGCAGGAGCGATGATCTGGCATGAACAGCCGAAAGCGAACTGG